TTTTCATTCACCGTTGCTTCCACGAAGATTGTCTTCAATGGAGAAATAGTGCGAAGTGTATTTCCAGATTTGAATTGTAGACTTTGGTTAATGCTCGAGAAATTCTTGAGCACGTTAATTGTATCATCAGACAGTTTCATAATTTAATCCTCACGCTTTATCATAAACTTACCAACAAAAAATACTAGTGACAATCTTGCATCATTTACGTCGCCACCGAATCCACCTTTTGCAGAATGCATAACACCACCATTGTACATCACCAGTCTATTATACTGGTTTTCTACTTCACAAATCAAGTTATTAGACTCGTCATACAACATTGTTCCATAATTTTGCATGTGGTTCTTATTTAAATAAACAACACCACCAAAAATTGTTTCATCTTTGTGAATCCAACTTTTTTCAAAAACGTTTTCTGATGTTAGATAATGAAAATGTGAGAACGTCTCATAGTTATACGAGTAAGGAATAATTAATTTTTTTATTCCGATAACTTTGTCGACAATCTCATTGTGAATCTTCCTATAGAATACAAAATCTAATTTATGTAATGCATCTGATCTATGTCCAACCCATCTAAACGGTGGTTTGTTTGGATGTCCTTCGTTCGAAGAATAATAATAACAACGTTTAGCCCAACTTTCTACTGAATCAGGGTCTGAAAAAACGTTATCAATTACTATATGATTCAACATGATTATTATATAACGAATCAACCAACTTATCAACTCTAACTGTTAACTCATCAAGAGAACAGTTATTGTCCATCACAACATCATAATGTGCACCAATCCAAGCCCACTCACTAAAGTGGACTTCTGGATAAGCATTGCGCATTATTTCTACTTTGTTATAGATATTGCACTCTCGAGCGAGTGCATACCACTCTGGATCTTCACCACGACGAACACGAATCACTTTGCCACCAGATTCTACAATTGCATTGATCTCGTTTGGGAAACGAACATCTGCAATTACATAATTGTTCCATGGTGCTTTTTCACAACGACGCATCACAGTATGAACCCAGAGGTCAGGGTGAAATACATCACGACCTGCCTCTGTGCCCATTAGCTGGAGTGCTAATCTTGGTGAAAATTCTTTGCCGAGTTTCTCAGACCACCATTCATCTTTTTGCTCGCGCCATGCTCTTGATTCAGGCGTTGCGCCTTCGAGCATCTCACGATCCCAACCAAAGATGATTGAGCAAGCATCTTTGAGACTATTTGCATAACTCTCTTTGAAGAAACCATGACGATCGACGAGAATATCGGCTATGGTTCCTTTCCCAGACCCGATCCATCCGACCAACCCAATTATCATATACTCACCTTCTTCATATTTCGCTTCCAACTCATAATTCTACCGCGAATCCATCCATCTGGTATTGGCTGACTCTTTAGTTGTTTTTTGCTGATTTCACCATCGTTCACCCAACAATATTGAGAAACTTTTTGTGAAATTTGCTGTTTTGCGAGATTAGATTGTGGAACACCTTTATTATGCGGAACAACCCCTTTTTTGAATCTAGTCGATTCACCATTCAAGTGTGCAGATTTATTCCCCACTATAATACCTTTGCAATCTTTTCCTTTATTCCAAGGCACATTTCCAGCAGCATGAGTATTTCCATAAAGAATTGGCATAGAGCCTTGCCCCCACTTGGCATCTTCAGGAATTTCATTCAGTTCTTGATCGCTGAGTGATGGAATCTCTTGAGGCTCTATATTCAGAGCCTCACAGATTTTATGTGTAATCTTATAGGTATAAATAAACATGCTGGTATACTCCTTTACAGTTACTAGAGTCCCTGGGAATTGCCGTTCCGCGAGGGACATCTTTATTTATACAAAATAAATCACAAAGTCCCCACCCAATTGGCTACTGCGGGCATATCACCAGTGAATGCATAGGTTCCAACGTGATGCGTCTTCATCCATGGGCAGAGCCAAATCTGACCGCCGATGTTTCTCCACCACTGACAGAACATATAGTCTTCAGAGAGATAACGATCTGAACCGCGACCACCGTTTGCCTTGCTATCAATTACAGTATCAAAGTAAGCATGGATATAACGCGAGCCATCGAAGTTGGCTTGACCAACATGGTCTGGGCGGTACTTCAACTGTGGATAGGCTTCTGCGAATTTGCCGAATACTTCACGCTTGACCATCATATAGCCAGTACCAATTTCGAGAACTTCAACTGGTTCAGCAACCGAGAACTTCTCAGTGCCAGGAACTGGATTGAAGACGAAATCACCAGCAAGTTTTTCCATATCGCCAGGAGTAATGTCAGGGTGCTTCTTCACACCTTCCTTGACTGCACCCCACTTGATGGATTTCTTAGGATATGGACCACCGATTACATCCTTATTCAAAGCAAGCAATGCAATGACATCGCGTGGATCGAAATGAATATCAGCGTCGATAAAGAGAAGATGAGTGAAGCCTTCTGCGCGAAGGAACTCATCTACAAGATAGTTGCGAGCACGAGTAATGAGAGATTCGTTGAAGATAAATGAGAATCGCACATCAATACCATATTGTGTACATGCTGACTGTAAATCAAGGCATGACTTCACATACATGCCATGAGCACTACCACCATACATAGGTGTCGCGACAAAAAGTTTATTCTTGCGCAACTCTTCTACAGATACTTCTAACTGCATAATTATTCACTCCAGTTGTAAAATTTCTTTATATATTCAATAATCTTAGACTGATCATCGAGATTTTCGTTGACCGCTGTCTCTATATAGTCCATGAGTGTTAGCGAACTCATGATATTGGAGATTTTTGTCTTACGAGAATTCTTGAACTTATCATCTTGATCATCTTTGCGATCAATATGTCGTTGATCCAAAGTACTGTCCTTCACTCGAAGAACAAGGACTTTGAATGTTGTTGGGAAAACTGTTGCTAGTTTATCAAGTAATTTCAAATTGAAGAGGCGATCACCTTCAAAGATCACATTCACGTCTGGATTTTCATAATCCAGTTCCATGAAGAACTTCTCAGCATCTGGTTGTACAGCCATTGAAAGGCGATCTGTTCCCTGAAACACATTACCATCATTTGCATACTTTCCAAGAATATAAAGATTCAACTTCTTGGAATACATTGCATCAAGAAGTTTCTGTGGCTTGACAATCTGCCAATCGTCAGCCATCGAAATCAACTTGAACATGAGGGTGGTCTTGCCAGTTGCTGGTTCACCACCCATCGCAATAATCTTTACCATAAAGCCTCCAGACCTTCTTTCACTTCTTCTTCGTCTTGGAACATCCAATTCATTCTTTCTATTCTACCTGTTCTCAGATAGTAAGTAAACTTTTCTTTGTTGATTGTATTTCTTGGAGCAAGTCTTGGGTCTAGCGTTTCATTGCGCGCTTGCCACAAAACATTCCATTCAATACCTGTCCAACCATCGCCTTCTGCTTGAGTAATCTCTTCAGATTGACGATCGAGATAGTAACCAAGATATCGCCCATGATGTTCACGAAAGATTTTCTTGAATGAACATAAACAAGTTTCCATCGTGAAGAAATCAATTTGATTTATGAGGTCGGGGTATCGAGATGCCGTCTCCTCAAGTATGTCTCGTGCTCTAACTTGAAGATCTGCGCACTCTCCAGCAGTGAGTCTTGTATCATACTTGTCATCTTCGCCGAGGGCAAGATGCAAACCATTACGATGTGAACGAGACCCAGAATAATCGTCCAGCATGAGACTAGTAGGTACACACCGTATGTTAGCAGTATGACAAAGGTGCTGAAGATAAAACCAAGTGGAATAACGACCAAATTTATAAAGAGAGTTTTTAAGATTATTCCAAAGGTTATCGAAAGTTTGCTGCTCATTGTCTCCATAATAATTCTCCAGAACCTCACGCTGAGTTTTTTTGCCAATAAATTTTTGATAAGATTCGAACATGGCTGGCAAATGACCTTTGTTCCACTTTGTATCAACTTGATATCTTAGTCTTTTATAGTTCTGGCTGTTCCACCATTCAATACGATCAACAGTGGCAAGTTCATAATCTGGAAATTCATTTTTTAGAACCCATGCAGTTGGCAACTGATAAGTGTTGCCATAAAGCCAAGCAAACCACAGACGTTCCTCGTCATTGTGCTCATATCGTTTATGGAGATAGTTTGTGCACCACACTGCTGGATCGCAATCGCCATATTTCAGCGACCACGCATACCAACGAATGAATTGTTCACGACGTTGCAAAGACTTCGACACAACCACCTTTACCTTTTTTGTATACTGCTTTATGTATCACTTCATCAGTCAGATCGTAGATACCATCAGAGAAATTTCTACCATTGATCTTGAACATACTCAGAGAGCATCCGCTTTTCTGTTTTCCCAAGAATTTGAATCCCATAGATTCATAGAATACGACTGCATCAGGCTCTGCTGAAACGCGATAGTAACTGGTGCCTAGACCTTGTGCGCGATCAAGAGAATCTTGGGTAAGTAATCTAGCAACCCCTTTGCGACGATGTTTCGCAAACGTATGGAGCAATTGTAGATTGAAGATATATGGAGTGCGTTTTGAGCGAGTGGTGATAATCGCGCCAGCCAACTCTCCGCCTTCCCAACATCCAATACAGTACTGCCATTGTTCCTGCATATCTGCTTTCGCCACAAAAGTCTTGGCAAAAGAGTCTGCTTTATCTTCTGTTATATGTGATACAAATTCTTGGCGCGTCGTATCACGCAGCGTCATGGAACTCACGTTTCTTTTCACCACGCTCTTTTGGATACTTGGTTTGCTGCCAGCCATGATACTCATCCAGATTCCATACAAATGGGGGAAACTGGAATGTGTTATTAGCGAGAATCTCACGAACTGAGGGTCCGCCATTCAATGCTGCATCCATAAACATTTCGACGAATCGAAATTGAGATTCCATCTCCTCGCGTTTGGTTGTTGAACGAAAGCAACGGAACTCAATCGTACCAGTATGCTTCATGCAGTAAGTATTGATTGCGTATCTGAACGGACGCCCCATTGATACGCCATCCTTGCCAGCAGCGTGCAATTTGATGAAGTGATTGAAGTCAGTTGCAAGTTCAGTGATGTTATCGCACATATACTCAGGCATTGGGCGACCGCCATCAAACTTCAAATACATCTTTGCACCTTCGCACTGCTTCATCTCAGATGTTTCATAGAATTGATAACAGGCTTGAATTGTATCTTCTTGATTGTCTTGAATGTAACCAATCAATCGTTTGAGTCCAG